GGAACGAATGGCGGGGCGATCACTTATGCGAAGCTCGTTGATCTGGAGGAAGAGGTCGGAATCGACAATGCGTTGACGGACAACGCGGCGTATCTGACAAATCCGAAAGTCGTTTCAGCAATGAGACAGACTTCTCGTCAGAGCTCCGGTGTTGAGGGTAACTTTATCTTAAACGATGAAAACACTCTTCTCGGATATCGCGTGGCGCGATCTACTCTCGCTCCAAGTGATCTGACGAAAGGCTCGTCATCAGGCGTCTGCTCGGCTGTATTGTTCGGAAACTTCAACGATCTAATGATCGGCATGTTTGGCGGACTCGACGTAGTCGTCGACCCGAATGCCGATCTGACAACTGGCGCGGTGAGAGTCGCGGCGTTTCAGATGATCGATGTGGCTGTTCGACACGCTCAGTCCTTCGCAGCGATTCAAGACGTTACGACATAAAAACTCATCACGCAGGGGGGGAGCGATTCCCCCCGATAGGTGCAAAATTATGAAAATAGAGTTTTTGAGGAATACGAGCGTCAGAGGTCAAGCGTTTGAAATCGGTGAGGTTGCTGATTTGGAGGATGATGATGCTTTGGAAATGGTCAACATGGGTAAAGCGCGATTAGCGGACAACTCAAAGAAGATCAAGAACAAAGCCGTCGCCACAAAGAAGAAATCAACAGCGACAACAACTCGTAAGGCCCCGGCGAAAAAGAAGGCAGAAAAAAAATAGATGGCTGTTGAAACTGACACTATCCGAGATATTTTTCTCGACACTAATGATTTTGGTGCGTCGGCAACTTATACCCCGACGGGAGGATCTGCGACTTCATTAAAAGGGATCTTTGATAACGATTATGAAACAATCGATATCGGAGGTTTCGGGGGAGTTCAAGGTACTCAGCCGAGATTTCTGGTGCGTTCGTCGGATGTCGCTTCAGCGACTGAAGGTGAACCTCTAGTTATTAACGCGGTTAATTATCAAATAAAAGTGATCGAGCAGGATGGTACAGGTTTCAGCTCTCTGGTGTTAGAAGAGCAATGACTCATGTTCGCAAACAGATCAGAGATAACGTCGTCACAACGTTGACGGGATTATCGACGACGGGAACGAATGTGTTTCGATCAAGAGTTTATCCGATCGCAGAAAATAAACTGCCCGGAATTCTGATATTCACTGACTCTGAAGAGATCGAGTTCGGCACTATTGGTTCCGACAGATCTCAAATTAGGAGTTTGACGATATCTGTTCAAGGGTACGTGAAGAGTACGTCGAACTATGACGACACTCTGGATCAGATATGTGTCGAGGTTGAGGAGGCATTGCACAACGACATCACTAGAGGGGGTCTTGCAAAAGACACTCAGGTCATAAATTTCGACGCTGAATTCACCGACGATGGCGATCAGCCGGTCGTCGTGGGAACCTTGGAAACACTTGTCACATATGTAACTAATGAAAGTAACGTGGAGGCAGCTCAATGAGCGAAAGAGTCAAATTGACTCCCCCGGCGGGAGGCGAGGCAATCGAGGTTTATAAGGATGACGCCGAAAGGCTAATCTCTCTCGGTTGGAAAAAGGAGGGTGAGGAGAAATCTTCACCTAAAGAAACTGGGAAAAAAGGAGCGTAATACATGGCAACTTTTAAAGGTAATTCAGGAGTGGTCAAGGTCGGCAGCACAGCAGTCGCCGAACTTCGCTCCTATTCTATAACCGAGACAGCGGAAACGATTGATGACACGGCGATGGGTGATACCTATCGTTCTGTTCAAGCATCTCTCAAGAGCTTTAATGGATCATTGGACGTTTACTTTGACGACACCGATTCGAGCGGACAAGGTGCGCTCACGGTTGGTGCTGCGGTCACTGTAGAATTTCTGATGGAGGGATCTGCTTCGGGAGCGCACAAGCTAAGTGGTTCTGCAATCGTAACCGATCGTACGATCACTGGTTCGTCGGACTCGATGGTTGAAGCAAGTCTTTCAATTCAAGGAAACGGCGGTCTGACGGAAGCTACTGTCTAAGAGGTAAAAATGGTCGAAAAAAAAGCGGGAGATATTATTTCACGGGCGACGGCACATTTCGACGCTCAAGAAAGGGAATTCGTTGAGGTCGACGAGTGGGGCGATGAAAGCGGGGCGCTGACGGTATATTGGACGCCTATGACGATCGGAGATCGGACCAAAATCGCAGCTAAGACAAAAGGTCGCGATGGCCCGGAGTCACTCGTCGAAGTGATCATTCTCAAAGCTCAGGACGAGGACGGGAATCAGATGTTTACGTTAAATGACAAAATGGCGTTAAATCATCACACTGATTCGAGAGTTCTCGTTAAGATTGCGAGCGCAATAATGAGAGACGAAATCGACGGGCAAGCCGAGGGAAACTAAAAGAGAGCTCCGGTTTACGATTTCTTTTTTTTCTCGCGACGGAGCTCAGCAAAACGGCGGGAGAGCTTATGGAAATGAGCCTCGCCGAATATCAACACTGGATCGGTTATTATTCGATTCTGAACGAAGAGCGGGAAGAAAGGGAGCGGAGTAGAGTTGGCCGAAAATCTCAAGTTTAAAATTTCCGCGAAGGATAACGCAAGCCCAGCGATTGCAAAGGTCGGGAAAGGTATAGGTAATCTTTCGACCGGCGCTTTAAGAGCAACGGCGAGTCTCGCAAAGCTATCTGTCGCGGGAATTGCTGTCGCTGGCGTGGCGGTCGGTACAACAAACGCTAAATTTCAAACGCTACAAAAAACGCTAGTCACTTTTACCGGGAGTTCTGAGCAAGCGGCAAAAACATTCGCCACGATTCAGAAAATCGCAAAAGATACGCCGTTTTCGGTCAGCGAACTCACAAAATCTTTTAATATTCTCGCCTCCCGGGGAATAAATCCAACAGTTTCGCAGTTCAAAATCTTCGCTGATACAGCAAGCGCGAGTGGTAAATCGTTCGAGCAATTCGCTGAAGCTATCGCCGACGCTGCGACGGGCGAGATGGAGAGGCTAAAAGAGTTTGGGATAAAGGCCTCTCAAGAAAACGGGAAAGTCGTCTTATCGGCGAGGTCAACATCGCTAGAGGTTCAAAATTCAACAGAAGAGATCGTTTCGGCATTAGTCAGGATCGGACAAGCAGAGTTCGCCGGTCAAGCTGCGGAGCAGATGGACACGATCAGCGGATCAGTGAGCACACTCGGAGATACTTTTGATCGATTAATGCTGGCGGTTGGCGAAGCAGGGCTCAACGACGTTATCCAAGGATCAATCGAAGGTATAAATGATTTTGTTGAAGACATTACCCCGTCGCTCGCGGGTCTAACAACTGATTTTATTGGGTTCTTTTCTGACGCAACTGAGAAGGTTTCTGAATTTGCGTCAGAAAATGAAATCGCCAACAAAGTCGTCGACATTGCTACTGATGTTCTGGACGATTTTGTAAAAGTAGAAAAAAAGGTCGTGAAATCTGTCGAAGTCGTTACAGAGGCGATAGAAGATCAAACAGAAGAGCTCGGAGACAACGTAAAGATTGGGGGAAAGGGTGCGGATGCAGCAAAAACGCTAACGAAGGCTGAACGAGAATTGCTAAAAGTTCTTCGGCCATTGCACTCGGCAATAGAGCAATTCAACTCTGATTTACAGACTCTCGAACAAGAGCATGTAAAAAACACGATTGCGGCAAAAGCTCACGCAAAAGCTCTGCGAGAACTCATCCAGCAAGTAACGGGAGTAATCGACCCGACTCAAAAAATGATCGACAGAGAGATTCTGCTTAGAACTGCTTTAGAGAAACTAGATCCGGAACTCGAAGAAAACGCCGTTTTAATTAGATCGATAAAACAAGCGATCGAGGAGAACTCAGAAGCAACGGCTGGCCTGACCAAAAGAGAGCAAGAGCTTTTAGATAAGATTCGCGAAGTTGACGACGAAATGAGTGATTTTGATACGGCGATCAAAGATCTCAACACTTTAAAAGAGCAGGGAATCATAACATCCGAAGAATATAGTCGAGCCGTTCAGAAGATCGGTCAGGAAATGAGCGGGACCACGGATGAAACTTTTGAGGCACAAGAAGAACAAAAGAAACTAGAAAAAGCAATAAAGGCTGTTACTGCGGCTGGCGGCGATAACGCAGAAGTGCTTAAAACATTGAAGAATCGACTTACTGAAGTAAAAGTGGTAACTGAAAAGACTTTCGGCGCTGGAGCCCGGGCCGGGATCACAGAGTTTTTCGAGGGCCTCGGTTCAGACGCCGACATTATGAAGACGGGAATAACAACAGCTCTTGGATCGATTCAGGGATCTTTTTCAAACTTCTTCAGAACCGGGAAGCTGGATTTTGGATCTTTCAAAGATGCGATCCTCGACATGATTGCGGATATCGCTGCGAAAGCAGTTCTCAAAATCGGTTTAAGCTTTTTGAATAATTTGTTTCCGGGTTTGGGGTTAGCCTCGGGCGGTTTCGTAAGCGGTCGCGGTGGGCCAATGGACGATCAGATCCCTGCGATGTTAAGCAATGGCGAGTTCGTTATGCGAGCATCGGCGGTTCAAAAGATCGGTCGCGGTAATCTTGAAATGATGAACTCAGGCGTTCCCGGTTACAATACTGGAGGAACCGTCGGTTTTAGTTTAGGCCCTGTAGACGGTCGGACTAGGAATCCGCTGGATCACATACTTGACCTCATTAATTTTTATCGAGCTGTTGAAAATGCAAAAATATTCAGTCCGGAAAATCTTATCAACAGCGTTTTCGACGCTATTAAGGGAGCTGTCGGCGGACTGTTTAGTACAGATCTAGGGACTGTTCAGAGTGGATTCCCAGAAGCAGACGAAGCAAATTTCGGCGAGTTGCTCGCTAGAATTATTGAGCTGGTCGGTAATCTTTCAGATTTCGATGCGATACTAAACTTCGGAAAACATTATAATCGTCTTTTCGGTTCTCTCGGCAATCTATCGGTTCGACCCGGAGTTCATGCCGGAGTTGATAACGGGCTGAACAGTGCCGGTATTTCTGGGCGCGGAGGAATTGACGATTATGTGAATATGATCGCAAATCCCATGCAAATGGGTTTGAGTGGCGCTTTTGCTGACTTAGCTAAATCAATTTTGAAAAAGTTTGGTTTCGCCAGAACAATGAGCGACACCGACAATATCCAGCCACGGATGACAGACGGGCTCATTGGTTCAATATCTCCCATGTTAGGCGGTGGAATCATGCGAGGTCGCGCAAAATATCCCCTTTTCAACATGAATGACGATTTCGGTCGTCTTTATTCAGATGTTAGCCCTTATCTAATGATGAAGAACGGCGGTCGAGTGAACAGCGCGAGGCCTTACGTGGTGGGCGAGGCTGGTCCAGAAGTTTTCCTTCCAAATCAAAACGGAACGGTTGCAAAAATAGAAGGAGGCCAAGAGCTCGTCCACGCAGTAAATGAGGTCCGTGATGAAATAACGGATCTTCGTCGACAGATGGGACGAGTCATCGCGGGTCAGGCGCTAGTCGGTTCCCGGTAATGGTTGCGACGACTCTTCAGGAACTGGTCGATAATGCCTACGCGGAAAAAAGCTATCTGGTAGAGCTAGGTCCATACAACCTGTCAACCAGCGCGGTCGTGAACCTTTATTTCTCGGATAGAGGGTTTGTTACATCTCCTTCAGAGTCCCCAGCTAATACTCTTTATGATTCCAGAGTGATGGAGGCTCTCAACTTTCAAAGATCTATGTTTCAAGAAGGTCGGATCGGCGGTCGATCTGTTCCCGGTTTCGGTGAGATCGTTCTTAATAACGCCGACGGTGGGCTCGACGCGCTTGCCGGTTACGCATGGGATTCCCGGTCAGTAACTATAAAAGTCGGAGAGGTCGGGGCAAATCTGTCTCAACATTTCACGATTTTTCAGGGAGTCAGTAAGTCAGTCGAGTTTGACGATATGACTCTCAAAATTATCATTCACGACGATCAGGATCTTTTTACGCGAACGATTCCGTCTGCTGTCTATGCGGGGACTGGTGGAACAGAGGGAAGTGATGTACTAAAAGGGACTCCAAAGCCTCTCGTCTTTGGCGAGGTCACAAACATCGCCCCGATTCTCGTTGATCCGGCTAACAATATTTATCAGATCAATGATGGTCAAATCGAGGCGATCTCGAACGTGTATATCGACGGGGTGCGAACGACAAGTTTTACTGCGGATCTCAACAATGGTCGTTTGACTATGAGCTCAACACCGACAGGAATCGTAACCTGTGACTGCAAAGGCTCAAAACCTAGCGGGTCATATAAATCGACCGTTGGTGATATTGTCAGATATATTGGCTCTGAATTTGGGGGGCTCAGTGATCCCGCCGACTACGATACTGCGTCTTTTACCGCTCTTAATACAGCGAATTCAACTCCAGTCGGAATCTATGTGACGGGCTTCACGGAGATCGGCGCGGTATTGGATGAGCTGATTAATTCTATCGGCGCTTTTTACGGATTCGGACGAGATGGAAAGTTCAGCGTCGGGAGATTGGAGCTCGCGTCGGGGACGGCGGATCTTGAAGCGGATTCAACTAATATTTTAGAAATCAATCATCAGCCGACCGTGATTCCTAATTATCAGGTTTTTCTTGGTTACAAGTACAACTTCAAAGTTTTTACGGAGGAGGAACTCGGAACTCTAGCATCCCCGGCGTCAACAAGTTATGCAGTTACTGTGGTCAACGTCGGTGGGACAAATTATTTCGCTCTGGGCGGAACTCAGGCCCCGGCGATAATAGCAAAAGCTGGAGACACTCTTACTTTTACGCAGTCGGACGGGACTAACAGCGGTCATCCTCTAGCGATCAGGACATTACAGGACGAGTCGTACACAGACGGCGTCACTGTAACTGGAACGGCTGGCACGTCTGGAGCTCAGACTGCTTTTATAATTCCGGCGTCCGCTCCGAGTGTCCTTCGTTACTACTGCACGGTTCATGGCAACGTCATGGGGAACACCATAACCATTGCGAACAATCGAGATTATTTGTTAAGAAGCTCGGCGACGATTAACGCTGTTGTTTCCGGACTTCAAACCAAATATCCAAACAGCACTATTCTTCAGATCAACAGCTATATGGTGAGTAGCATAGCGGCGAGCTCAGAGGTTTCGCGACTCGCTACGCTGTACGGAACTCAGCGTGACGTGTACAGAATCCGCATGAAAATTCAGCCGTTTACGCTTAAAATAAACGATGTTGTTAAAATAACTTTCAACCGATATGACTTGACGACTGGTAAACTTTTCCGGGTTGTGACGATATCGGAAGATGCAGCAGTAAACGAAGTCGAGCTAGAGGTCTGGGGATGAGCAACGCGATTATCACGATGAAAAATTGGGTCGACGGTGCAAGCTCGATCACTTCGACGAACGCTGTCGCCTCCTTGCCAGTGACAAATCTTCAGGATATGCAAATCGTGAAAGTCTGGAGAACTTCGACAACTTCAGCAGTTGTTGACGTGGATTTCGGCAGTCAACAAGCCGTCGAAGTGATTTCTCTGATCCGGCATAACCTGACGCAGAGCGGGACTCTTCGTTTCAGGCTTTCAAATGTAGCGGATTTCTCAAGTACAGTATACGACTCTGGTACTTTCACGGGCTGGCCTGTCGCCGAGGAGTTCGGTGCGTTCCCGTGGGGAGTGTTTTCGTGGGGCGGAGTTTTAGACGCAGATGTCGCGGCAGATTACACGGTGAGTTCTTATAAAATACTCCCGGCGTTAACGATGGCGAGATATTTTAAAATGGACGTTGCCGATAGCACGAATCCTTCAGGATATGTGCAAGCCGGTCGGCTGATCGTTGCCCCAGCGTACCGACCGTCAAACAACTTCGGGTTCGGAATGGAAATAGAATTCGTGGATAATTCTAGGGTGCAAAAATCAAGAGGCGGTCAGACCTATATCGATCTGGTCGAAAAATATCGAGTCGCGACGATCGATGTTTTTAATCTACCGGAAGCGGAGGTTTTTGGAAGCCTCTTCAACGAGCTCGATCGCCGCCGGGGAATTGGTAAAGACATCCTTCTTATCCCTCAGCCGAGCGACGAGTTCAGTTATATTAGCCAAAATCTATATGGACGGATTCAGTCGAGTACCCCAATCGTTAACAATGTATTACAATTGTACGGTAAACAAATAACGGTCGAGGAGCTCATCTAATGGGATATCCGGTTGTGTTAAACGGTCGCACCTATACTGCGGCTGATTTCGAGGGAAATAGTTATGTAACGGGGTTCCCGGACGCGCTTGAAGACTTTGTGACTCAGGCGGGAGATACATATAAGTCCACGTCAACGAGCTCTGCGATAGTCGGGACAGGATCTCGAACCTTTACGGTCGCGGCGGGAAAGCCGTATCAAGCCGGTACGCCTCTTCGAATAAGTTCATCGGCTGACGTTGCAGTTTTTATGGATGCCAGCGTTACATCTTATTCAGGAACTTCGTTAGTCGTATCGGTTACCGGGATATCCGGATCAGGTACTCTAGCGAGCTGGAACATCAATTTAGGCGGTGGCGTCAATGTTTTGAACAGTCCCGTTCCTTTGACTCAGGGAGGCACTGGAGCGACAGACGCAGCAACTGCGCGATCAAATTTAGGCGTTTCGGGGACAGGAGATTCTCCTTCGTTTGCGAATGTCACTTTAACGGCTCAAGGCGACGCAAGATTTGCGGACGCTGATTCTTCGGCATATGCTGCAATCCAAGCTCCGGCGACTATTACTGGTCAATACACGGTAACTCTTCCCGCTGCGGCTCCTACGGCGAAC